CACAACTTACACAGCATCATCCACCGGGGTGGCTGCGACGACGGCGCCAGTGTCTTCGACAGCCGGGATAGCGCGTGCCGATGGAGAGTATTTCCCGCCGCTAATGATGGGAGACGAGTCTGGCGCGGTCTGCATGGTAGTGATCCCGGGGATCAGTGGCGGCTCCGCTTCGTACGCCCAGTTCGTCGGGAGCTCCGGTAACGGATTCGGCACGGAGGTTTTGAGCGGATCGGTGAGACAGCCGCGCGTCATGGTGTCGTCGAGCAGTCGCAAAAGCGGGATTGCCATCCCTCAGGGTCGGCCGGCCGTGCTCACGTATGCCGCCAAAAGAACAAACGACGGGTCGTTGCGCGCCGCGGGCTGTGACCGTGAAATATGGTCGGAAAAAAACACTATCTCTGGCAATTCTCAGCTGTCGATCACCACAATCGGGCATTCATACAGCAGCGGATTTAGTCACCCCGCGCAGAGTTTTTCGCTCATCGCGTGGTGGAACATGGCGCTTTGGGATGTGGGCGTGCTGCGTGAATTGGCCGATGCGCCCTGGCAGATCTTACGCGCCCAGCCCCGGCGCATCTTTTTCGATCTGGGGGCGGCCTCGCCGTTGCCCACCCTCTCCCTGCCCGGCGTGACTGATATCGGCACGACGAGTGCACGGCCTCGGGTCACGGTGACGTACTGACGTGGCCACTACACTCTATTACGTCATCTACCCCTCGGCGCTGAGTGCGCCGAGTGCCGCGCAGGTCAAGGCGGGCAATGACTCGACCGGCGCTGCGGCGGTCGCGAGCGGATCGGAGACGGCGCGCGCGACGACGGGCGTGCAGTCGTGGGCGACGCTGGCCAGCGGGCTGTCAGCGGACACCAGCTACCGGGTTGCTTTCGTCGTCTCGGACGGCTCCGAATACAGCAACGTCGTCGTATCTGGATTGTGGCAGACGCTTTCCACGGGAGTCGTCATCAACTGCCAGACGGCCGATGCGGATGCCGGTGGGTTGCCGGCGCTGGTCGTCGATGTAGTCGCGGCGGGCACTGGTGAGGCAGTAGCCGATGGCCTGCCTGCGCAGGTGCTGGCGGGTGTCGTCATCGATTGCCAGACGGGCGATGCGGCGGCAGGCGGTCTGCCTGCCGAGGTCGTCGCGGGCACGACAATCGACTGCCAGACAGGCGCGGCCGAGGCTTTCGGGCTGACGGCGAGCGTCGTGGCTGGCACGGTCATCGATTGCCAGACAGGTGATGCCTGGGCAAGGAGCCTGACAGCAGACGTCATCTCAGGCGTCGTCGTCGAGTGCCAGACGGGCGCGGCTGAGGCCGGTGGCCTGTCTGCCGACGTTGTGTCGGGCACGGTTGTCGAGTGCACTACCGGCGATGTCGAGGCGTCGGGGCTGTCCGCGCAGATCGTGGTCGGCGCGGTCGTACAGTGCCAGTCTGGTGCTGCTATCGCGGATGGCCTGCACGCGAGCATCATCGTCGCCGGGTCGGTCGATGCCGCCATCGGAGCCGCGGTTGCGTCTGGGCTGCCGGCAACGATACAGGTCGGGTCCACGATTCCGGCCGGCACCGGTATCGCGACAGGTCGGGTCCACGATTCCGGCCGGCACCGGTATCGCGCAGGCGCTCGGGCTGACGGCGAGCGTCGTCGAGGCCGTGGCCGCTGGTACCGGGCAGGCGGTGGCCAGTGGGTTGCCGGCATCGATCGAGGCGGGCAATACGGTAGAGGCGGGCGTCGGGAAGGCGGTGGCAAGCGGACGCCCCGCGTCCATCGCATCGCCGGCCGATGTCCGAGCACAAACCGGGCAATCCGATGCGTCCGGCCTGCCAGCCAAGATCGTCGAAACGATTCAGGTCGGATCTGGCAGGGCCGAAGCGACGGGGCTTGCCGCATCGATCGTCGGCGCCACCATCGTCACGACAGAGGTCGGCCGTGCGATCGCAGCCGGCAAGCGTGCGATCGTCGGTGTCCGGGTCACAATCGACGCAGGGGTCGGGCGAGCCGAGGCGCAGGGCCTCGCGGCGACGGCTGGCACCGTCATCGGCGTGCAGCCGGGGCGGGCTATCGCCGCCGGGTTGCCGGCTGAACTCGTCATCGGGACGACGATTCAGGCAGGTACAGGCGAGGCCGAGGCGTCAGGTCTGCCGGCCGAGGTATTCGCCCCGAACGTGCCCCGACTGCTCGGGCAGGCGTTGGCATACCCTGCATTCACCGGTTCAGCAGTTGCCCGACAGACAATCAGAGGGCAGCCTATGGTCAGACCTGCCGTCGGCGGGCGGGCACTTGCGAAGGACGACTGATGCGCTCCACGGCTTCCGAACTCGTATTTATCGGCAATACCAATATGATCGAGCTTCGCGGTCTGAGGGATGAACTGAGCGGCGAGTACATCAACGACGCAACGGTGACGGTGACGATTCGTGACCTGACCGGTACCGAGATGGACGGGCAGCAATGGCCTGCCACCATGCCGTACGTCGATGGCTCACGGGGAATCTATCGGGTGCCGATCGTGCATTCGGTACCATTCACGAAGGACACGAACTACATCGCCACGATCACGGCATCGGCCGCGGGCGGGACTCGCGGCGAATGGGGCATGCCGCTGCTGGCGCGCACACGAAGGGTTTGACCCCGAGTGCGCGACAAGCCCCGCCGTTCAGGGCGGGGAAGGATAGCGCGGCGCGCGAAGCGGGCCTTGCGAGGCAACGAATGCAACTGAAAGGAAATAGACAATACGGTGCAGCGGTCGAAGAGGCGCTGTCGAAACTCAATCCAAAGGAGCGCCGATTCGCCGAAGAGTACATGATCGTCCTGAACGCTCGAGCGGCGGTGATTCGCATGGGGCTCACCAAGGACAACGCCACTCATACGGCGCGGCGATACATGGCCAAGCCGCTGGTACGCGATGCGATCAAGGCGCTGATGGAAGAACGATCCGCAGCAGCGATGATCACGGCCGAGCGGGTGCTGATCGAACTGGCTCGAATCGCGTTCGCCAACATCGGCGAGTTCTTCGACGTCGATGACGACGGCCTGCTCAATGTCGACATTCGCAGGCTGACTGCGGACCAGACGGCGGCGATATCCGAGATTCAGATCGATCGGATCTTCTCTGGCACCGGGGAAGAAAGGAAGGAAGGAACCCGGATCAAATTCAAACTGCACGACAAGCGCCAGGCGCTCATCAGCCTGGGCGAACACCTCGGCATGTTTGCTCAACGTCACGTCGTCGGCAACATCGACGACGCACCGTTCAGGCTCGCGATCGCGCATATCGACTACGATGGAATCCGGCGAAAACGAGAGTCGTGACGCATTCATCGCGTGGGCGGTCCCTTGGCTGCACAAGGCGACGATGAATGAAGCGCTGGATCTGTACGAAGAAATTCTGAACGTACCGATCCCGGATCCGATGGTGATGCGTGAACTCGCGCGCCGGGACCGGTTCTTCCTGCTCACGCACATTCTGCGGCGCGTGGACATGATTCACCCGTGGCTCTACGACCGGATCCGGGAGGTCGAGGCGGAACCGGACGGGTACCTAGATCTGTGGGCACGCGAACACGGGAAAGCCTTGGCGCTCGATACTCCGGTGCCGACTCCGATCGGCTGGCGCTGCCACGGCGATCTGCGGGCTGGCGACGAGGTGTACGGTCCGAGCGGCGTGAGCCGAAGGGTAGTGGCCACGACCGAGGTGTCCCCGGACGAAGAATGCTTCGCCGTCACGGTCGGAGACGCCGAACCGATCGTGTGCAGCAGAGAACACCTGTGGCGCATCCGGCGCGGCGAAGAGGAATCGATCGTCACTGCGCGCGAACTGTCTGAAATGACGGACGTCACGATCGACTCGATGACCCGGCCCCGCCCGGTTCGATCGGTCGTTCGCGTTCCGTCCGTGCCGACGTCATGTATTCAGATCGACCATCCGGACGGCATGTACACGGTCGGGACGGGCTGGATCTGCACGCATAACAGTTCCACGATCACGTTCGGCGGCACGATTCAGGAGATCCTGAATGACCCGGAGATCACAATCGGGATCTTCAGCCACACGGCGCCGACCGCCCGGAAGTTTCTCGCGCAGATCAAGAGTGAGCTGGAACAAAACGCCCTGCTGCAGTCGCTCTTCCCCGACATTCTGTATCCGGACCCGCGAAAACAGACGCTCCGGTGGTCGATCGAGAAGGGCATCGTGGTCAAACGACGGTCGAACCAGAAGGAGGCGACGGTCGAGGCTCACGGACTGGTGGACGGTCAACCAACGGGATCGCACTTCCGGCTGCGAATCTACGACGACGTGGTGACGCTGGATTCGGTTGGCACGCCGGAGCAGATCGCGAAAACGACGACGGCGTGGTCGCTGTCGCAAAACCTGAGCGCCAGAGACGAGGAGGGAACAAGCAGGGCGTGGCACATCGGTACCAGGTACCACTACGCCGACACCTATCACGAGATGATCGAGATGGGAGCGGTGAAAACCAGGGTCTATCCGGCGACCGACAACGGGATGCTGGACGGCAAGCCGGTGTTCCTGAGCGAAAAGGCGTGGGCCGAAAAGCTCAGGACGCAAACTCGACCGGTACTCGCCGCGCAGATGCTGCTCAACCCGTCGGCCGGCACCGAGGCCATGTTCGATCGGGACTGGCTCAAGTTCTCGGACATTCGCCCGGGAACCCTGAACGTCTACATTCTGGCGGACCCGGCGAGTTCCAGAAAGAAAGGCACGGACTTCACGGCGATGGTCGTCATCGGAGTGGATTCGGCCTTCAACCTGTATCTTCTGGACGGACACCGGGACAAAATGACGCTCGCCGAGCGGTGGAAGAACCTGCGGGATCTTCGCCGGCACTGGATGCGACAGGCCGGGGTTCAGTCCGTGCATGTCGGCTACGAACGATATGGGATGCAGTCGGACATCGAGCATTTCGAACTGGAAATGGAGCGCGACCGGGATGCGTTCGACATCGTGGAACTGGCGTGGCCGAGAGAAGGCCCGCACGCAAAGAACGACCGGATTCAGCGGCTGGAGCCGTATTTCCGGGCTGGCCGGTTCTACATGGCGGCCATCACGAAAGGCGAAACATCGAATCAAAAGCGCGTGCGCGATGCGGGTCAGGCATGGAGGATCTGGACACCGACCCGCCGGCGGGGCTACGATGGCAACATCTACTCGCTGAACAAGGAATTCATCACCGAATATCTGGCAATGCCGTTTTCCGTGCATGACGACCTTCTGGATGCGGCAAGCCGGATCTTCGACATCGATCCGGCCGCGCCGGTCATCGTGGATCAGACGAGACTCGTGCCCGATTACGTGGACTGAAAAGGTGGGCATCATGGCGGACATGAAAAAAGTCAAGGAACCGACGTTCACGCGCCGGACGTGGGGCGAAGAAGTTGCGCTGGCCGATGCGCGGTCTGGCGTGGTTCCTCCGCTGAACCGCAGGAAGGAGGGCGGCGGATATGAATTCTCGAACCGGCGAAAGTTCGATGATTCGCTCGGAGCGTACGCGCCTCGTGACTGACCGGTACGATCGCCTGCCGCTGGCCGCGCAGATCGTCGTGAGCCGGCGCGAATGGCAGTGGATGGCCGAATCCGAGCGGGTGCGGCTCGTCTCCGATATGTGTACTCCACCGTGGATCGACCGATGCTGAATCTGTCCGAGACTGCACCGTCTGCCGACGACTATCTGACCGCCCGCACCGTGGCCGAGAAACTCAACGAGATTTATCCGGGCTATATGTGGGCGGTCCATTGCCAACGAGAGTCCGGAGTGCTGGATATCCGGAACCTGAACCTGCCGAGCCGCTACGCGTTCACGCTGCACGTGAACAAGATCGCGACGGCCAGCGAACTCGTGCGCAAGGCGGCAAGAGGGGCTGGTGAGATTCTGGAGCGGTTTCGGCTGGCGAGGGGCAGGATCGACTGGGACACCTATGACAGTCTGCCGATGGATCTGGCCGGCAACATCCTTGGGGAAACCGCGTGAACGACACTCCGCCCGATCCGGGCGCCGTGCTCGAAATCGATCCGGCAAACGTCGACGACACCGGTCGGGCTGAATTCGTCGAAGAGTGCACGCGTCTTGCCAGGCAGGCGTACTCGGCCAGCACGACCTACTTCGATGCGAACGTGCGTTCTGAAATCGAACGCGATCTGCGTCAGTGGCAGTCGCAGCACGATCGCGGCACACGTTACATGAAACCGAGCTATCAGGGCCGGTCCCGGATATTCGTGCCCAAGACCCGGGCGGCCGTTACCAAGATGGAAGCGCAGGCGGCGGAAGCGTTCTTCTCGTCCATCGAGGTGGTCGCCATCGAGCCGTACGACCGGGACGATGCGGATCAGGTCGTCGCGGCCGGGTTTTTCATGGGCCTGATCCAGAAGCGTCTGCATGAGCCGACGCAGACCGGTGGAGTTCCGTGGTTCCTGACGTCGATGGGCGCGTATCAGGATGCGCTCGTCACGGGAGTGGTCGTCAGCAAGCAGTGGTGGGAGTTCGACGGCCGGAAGGGCATCAACAGACCCAGGGTCGACCTGGTGCCGCTGGAAAATTTACGGTGGGACCCGGCGTCCGACTGGCGCGATCCGGTATCGACCAGTCCGTATCTCATCATGGAAGTGCCGATGTACGTCAAGGACGTGAAGGCACGGATGCAGACGGGCGAGTGGATTCAGATGCCGGAAGGGTCGATCGTGAGCAGCGCGCGTCGGTTTTCGGATACCGTCCGGCTGCAAAGGGAAGGAAACCGGCAGGACTCCAAGGACGTGCAGGACGCGGGCGACTATCGCATCGTGTGGGTCCGCGAAGTCATACTGGAAGTCGACGGGCAGGACTGGCTCTTCCACACGCTCGACGACAAGATGCTGTCGGCGGCCATCGAGCCGGTTTCGATACAATACGCGCACGGTCGGCCGTATGTGATCGGTTTCACCACGATCGAGGCGCACAAACAGTATCCGTCTGGGCTGCCGAGGCTCACGCACGACTTGCAGCGCGAGACGAACGACCTGCGAAATCAGCGACTGGACAACGTGTCGTTCGTGCTGAACAAGCGGTATTTCGTCAAGCGCAACAAGCAGGTCGACATTCAGTCGATCGTGCGCAACGTGCCGGGGTCGGTCACGCTGCTGGACGACCCGACCGGCGACGTGCGGATTGCCGACACGCCGGATGTCACGTCGTCATCATTTTCCGAACAGGACCGTCTTAACATCGACTTCGATGATGTCGTCGGGCAGTTGAACAATGCGTCGGTGCAGGGGAACCGGAGCCTGAACGAGACGGTCGGCGGCCTGAACATCCTGACCACGAATGCGAACCAGATATCGGCCTATCGGCTGCGGGCGTTCGTCGAAACGTGGATGGAGCCGGTATTGCGTCAGCTTCTGCGTATGGAGCAGGAATACGAGGACGATGCCCGGTTCATTGCAATGGCAGCGCAGCAGGCCGGAATGCCAGCGGTCCCCGACTGGATCTGGTCGCAGGACGTACGAATGCAGGTCAACGTCGGCATGGGCGCAACAAACCCGCATCAGAAAGCGCAGCTTCTGATCTTCGCGCTGGACTCGATCAAGAACATCGTCGCCGATGGCGCACTGGAAGAGCGAGGGCTGGACGTCGAAGAGCTGGTGAAGGAAATCTTCGCCATGATCGGATACCGGGACGGGACCCGGTTCTTTGCATGGGCGGACGATGACCCGCGAGTCGGTGTTCTTCGCTCACAGGTCGAGAAACTTCAGCAGGCTCTTGCCGCCAGGCATCCGCCGGAACTCATCGAGGCGCAGGTCAGAAAGACGCAGGCCGAGTCGGTCGACAAGCTGGTGCGGGCGTTCTACTCCGCGCTACAGGGCGCGCAGATGGTCGGTGCCGTCCCATCAGTCGCACCGATCGCCGACGGAATCCTTGCCGCGTCCGGCTACGAGGACAGGCACGGGGCAGACCCGGACATCCCGCAGCCCGGTGCGCCGGATGCGAACCTGATGCAAAATGCCGTGTTGAACCGCGGAACCGGAGTCGAATTCATGCCAGGCGGTGCCGAGATTCCGAGGGGCGGCGATGAATGATGGCTACGTTCTGGATCGGGCTATCCGTCTTGGCGCGAAGGCGCGCGGCTTCTTCGAGTCGGAGCTTGGGCGGGAAATTGCGGCCCGCGCAGAGGCGGACCGACAGTCCGCCCTGGAAGATCTGGCGAGCGTTGACCCGACGAAGCCGGACGAAGTATGGTCGCTCCAATGCCGGGTCGCAGCGATCGACGCCGCGCTGAGATGGTTCGCGTCGATGATCGAAGAAGGCGATTCGGCGCTTCACGTACTCGATGAGGAAGACGATGGCTGAAGAGCATCAGGAAGAGCAGATTGACGATCAGGTGGCGGATCAGACGACCGAGCAGCCGGAAGAGCCGTCGGAAGAGGTCGCAGTCCATCCGGCCGCCCGAAGAATGGCGATGATGGACCAGATCGCTGCAAGTGCTCACAGTGAGCACTTGGGAGAAACGGACGAATCGAACGATTCATCGGAGCCTGATCAGCAGATCGATGCGAAAGGCCAGACGGAGCCGGAAGAGCCGACGGAGCCGGAAGAGCCGACGGAGCCGGAAGAGGATCAGGTCGCGCAGCAGATGGGCGACCAGCGCGTCCGGGTGAAGGTAGACGGACAGGAGCAGGACGTAGCCCTGTCCGAACTCGTTCGCAGTTTCCAGATTAACCGCGCGGCTGATGCGAGGCTTCAGCACGCGACCGAACTTCTGCGCACCGTGCAGTCTGCGCAGAAGCCTGAAACAGTGGATACAGTTCCCGAAACCGGGCCGGACCTATCGAACGTGCGTTCGACGGTCGAAGGCAAGGTGAAGGAGGCGCTCTCGAAGGTTTTCAACGAGGGCGAGGAAGCGGCAGCATCTGGCTTGGCCGACGCGATGATGGAGGCTATCGCAGGGGCGGTGAAACCGACCCCAGTGACGCCGCCGGTCGACACGAACGCCATTGCCGATGCCGTCGCGCAGCAGATCGAGCAACGCTCGGCGCTTCAGGAGTTCCTTGGCACCTACCAGCGCATTGCCGATAACCCGTACCTGCAAGCAGCGGCAGACGACGTGCTTGCCCGCATCCGGTCCGAACGGCCTGATTTGCCGTTTGGCGAAGCCCTGAAGCAGTCGGGCGATGCGGTGTACCGGGCTTTCGGCTATGAGCAGGCGGCAGCGAAGGAAAAGCCTCAAGTGTCCGCCCGTGCCGATGCGCTGGCCGCGAAGAAGGCAGGCATGAAGCCGGTCCCGATTCGCACGGGAAGCTCGCTGCCCGCGCAGGAACAGATCCTGAGCAGCGAGCAGGCGCGAAGCGCGACCATCGCGGAGATGGCACGCAGGCGTCAGCCGCAGCGGGCGTGAGGGCGTCAGCAACATCTTTACGGGTGAACGAAAATGGCAGGACAGGTTTGGGCGACCAACAGCGAGGGCGGGTACATGTATTCCGACCGCCTCTCGAAAGTGCTTCGCTACGCGGTGCAGCCGCTGGTGAAGTTCCGGCAATTCGCGGACGTGAAGGACGCGGCCGCGCAGGGCAAGGGCAAGGGTGACACCTTCCACTGGAACGTGTATTCGGACGTCGGCACGCAGGGCGGAACGCTGACCGAAGGCACGGTCATGCCCGAGACGCAGTTCACGATCACGCAGGGCACGATGACGATGACCGAGTACGGCAATTCGGTTCCGTACACCGGCAAGCTGGACGATCTGTCCGAGCATTCGGTCACGGAAGTCATCGACAAGGTGCTCAAGAACGATGCGAAGAAGGCGTTCGACATCGCGGCCGAGGATCAGTTCAACCTGACGCCGCTGCGTATCGTCCCCACGGGGACGGCCGGCTCGGTGACGCTGACGACCAACGGCACCGCGGGCGGCACGAACACGCAGCCGATGAGCAAAGAGCACGTGAAGACCATCGTCGACATGATGAAAGAGCGGAACATTCCGCCCTACATCGGTGACGACTATGCGTGTCTGGCGCATCCGTCGACCTTCCGCAAGCTGATGAACGACCTCGAATCGATCCATCAGTACACGCCGGAAGGCTTCCGGATGATCCTGAACGGCGAGAAGGGCCGCTACGAGAACGTCCGGTTCTTCGAGCAGACCAACATCGCCAAGGGCACGAACTTCGCGAGCGGCTCGAACGTATCGAACTGGGCCTACTTCTTCGGCGCGGATACCGTGGCCGAAGGCATCGTGGTCCCGGAAGAGATGCGCGGCAAAATCCCGTCGGACTACGGTCGTTCGCGTGGCGTGGCCTGGTACTACCTGGGCGGCTTCGGGCTGGTCCACAAGGACGACCCGAAGCAGGCGCGCATCCTGAAATGGGACAGCGCGTCGTGATCCGCGTGGACAGCCTGCCCGATCTGCCGGCGTCGGATGCCGGCTATTCGGGCGGCGACTACGGGGCGCCCGTCAAGATGTCCGACCTCAAGCGCGGATATCTCGACGTGGCGCCGAACACGGACCCAACGATCAACGGGACCGAGGACACGTTTCTCGGACCCGTTGACGGCGGGGTTGTGGGCCGACCGCGAGGATGGGCGCGATAATGGCATACGACGACGCGGATCACGCGATTCAGACGATCAACGCGCAACTGACCGGGGCGGCTGCTGCAACGATGCAGAAGTTCCTGATGTTTCGCGGGGCATCCTTGAGGCGCGTGTCCGCGCTCGTCATGACGGCCGGCACGAATGCGGCCGCCGCCGTGGATGTACTCATCGGTACGAGCACGGTGGCGACCCTTGCTTTCGGCACGCAAGCGGCCGGGTCTATCATCGACTCCGGACCGATGAGCGTGGAAGTTCCGCCGGGCGGCGCCATTGAACTGAAGGGGCGGGCCAATTCGGCCACGCTCGTCGGAGCATTTCAGATTCAGCATCAACTCGATCCGATTCCGGGAGACAATCTTTGAGCGATCAAACCTATCGCCCAAGCGGCGAACTGCAAGGCGACACGAAGGCAATGCCGGATCGCGGTACCGGTACCGGCTTCGCGTCGAACCCGGTCACGCAGGGCCGGTCGACGGATCAGGACGCGA